TTTGCACATACGGGAAAATCTGCCTGCCCGTTTTACTAGTCCACTTGCGGGCCATACCAGATAGCGGCGCTGGGCCTGCCTTGTTTAGCGTTGCCTGGGCGTCCAACACAATAGGTTTTAACGCCGTGTTTGCTTCCTTGCGGAACTCTTTATAGACCGCTGGTTCAAGTTTCTTTAGCGTTTTAACGGCGTCTCGAATCCCTACAACTTCAGTAGTTATCTGCACGCCAGCCATGCCTATTTCCTTTGTTCATTAAGCACCTTGAAAACGGTTGCAAGGTCTTTCATGTCAAATTCTACTTGATGGGGCCAATACCCTGTCGTTGCCAAAAGGGTTGCTAACGCAAAACGATATTGACCCCTCAGGTAGGGTTTTCCGACTCGGAATCTATGACTTCAAGCTGCACAAGTTTTTTAATGAAATCGTCCAGGACTACCGGCACGACAACGCCGTTTTGCTGTAGTGCCGTATGCGCCATAAAAGCCAAATCCTCCATGCCGATTCCGTCGCCAATTTTGGACGCTTTAGTTTTAAACTTGCGTTCCCATGCGACGATAGTGAAAAGGTTGGTGCTGATATCTATAGGGCCGTCACCCTGGTCAACTCTAAGCGTCAATTTCATGTCGGGTTCCTTTGTTTGTAGGTTGAAATCAGCTGACAGCGGTAGTTAAGACGCCGCCCTTAAAAGTAATTGAGATAGTGCTTAATTCGCCCATGGTGGCGTTGATGACAGGCAAGGCTTCTAGGTAAGCGCCAGTCAAGGTAAAGCAAGGTTCCGTGGCGCTAGGTGTGGTTAAGCCTGCAACGGTGTTGGAAACTTTGACTGTGGTTGTCGTACCCACAAGTGCGGCAAGTGTGGCGTATGTTTCGGACGCCGCATAAGACATATACAAGTCAAGGGTGATTTCCTGATTAAACAGGCCAGATACAAACACCCGTGACGTGCCACCAAAGGCGGTTGACTCCAGCGCCTCAGCCGTGTTTGTAACGGTTGCGCTAGTGCACTGGTCCGTCATAGAAACTGAGTTAATTTGGACGCCTGGGTTGCTGAGATAAGTGGAAGTAGCCATGGGTTAATCCTTTGGGTTGTTGGTAATAGTTTTAGCAGATTTTGGCGGTGCTTTGTCCTCAACAATAAAACCGTGAACTAGCAACGCCTCGACGTTCACGCCTGCTTCAGGTTCGTATATGTCGCCAAGTGTACCTATGCGATGGCTAACGATTCGGTAAGTCACGATTGGGCCTGCATATCTACGGTCAGGTCATAGGCGGCAAAAGTTTGTGCGCCAACGGTGACAAAGCCAGGGCGCCCAGATTTGACAGCGACATTGCTAGCCAAAAGCGCCGCAGACATGCTTAAAACGTTGCGTAAGCCGTCCAAGTTGCCTGGCCCTAATGTCAGCACCTTTACGCTAAAACTCATCTTAACAATCTTGCTAGAGAGTGCTTCAAAATCGGGTGCGTCTAGAAACACGCAAGGTGGGTTTATTGCTTCAGGGTTAAAGACAACCCGTAGCCCTGTCACCGTCGCCAGCTTCGTTGCAAGGTCGTCTATGGCCTCATTAAAAAGGTCTGTGTAAACAGTCATTAGGCAACCGCTGGTCGAGGGATACCGGCAAGCTGTTTGATTAGCGGACTAAGGCCCGTGGAAACAGGTGTCCCCATTTCTGTAAAACCCGAAAAATCGTTTATGGCGCCACGCTGACGGTATAAAGCGCCCGCATACATTGTCGTCGCCAGGGTGACATCGCTACCAGGCGAAGTGGTCAGGCTGTCCGTATATCCCGATTCTTGACGGCGACGGAATAGGAAGTTGGAAGCGCTCGACGCACATTGGGTTAGAAACGCTGTTTCGTCAACGCCAGCCAATGCAATGCCTAGCCATGTTCCGACAGCGGGACCTAATACCCAGGTGCAGGTTTCGGTGTAGGTCAATGTTCCTTGCGGTATTAGCGCTGTGCGTTCTGCGTCGTCGTCTGCATTGTAAAACAACACTTGGTTAGGTATCGGCACGCTGAGGTCATACACAGGGTCGCCCATGCTGTTAACGCCAAGAAACATATATGCGGGCAAAGCGTAAACGGTGTGTGCGCCGTTAAAGCTTGCGCCGCAAGACGCCAAAGTGAACGCCATACCTAAATCTAATTCAGGTTCCGTCAATGTTTGAACAACAGCGTAATCGTCTAAACGCTGCGTAAAAATAACTTGGTAAACAGCCATGGGCGGCTAACCGCCTTTCGACTATGCCTGGGTAATTTTTTGAATCATGTTGGCGTTCGGGGCAAAAAATGCGGCGTACCCGAACACACTCATTAGGCGTGAAATCGTGCTCGGATTTTCCACGGAAAGCAAGCCCTGGTCCTGGCGATAAATTTCTACCGCGTTAGCGTTAAAAATCACCATTGTTTTAGCGGCAAATTTGTTGTCAACGATAATTTGCAAACCAAGTGGGTTTGAACCTGACCATGATGCAGCGGAACCAGCGCCCATGCTGTTTTGACCGCTTAGGCCAGGTGCGCCGATTGCTGGGAAAATTGGACGGTTATTGTCGTCCACTAATTGTCCCATTTTTCCCCAGGTGGCAGGGTCAACCGCAATGTGGGTTGGCAGGAAGTTTGTTGCTGCGGAAGTAACAACGGCTGCGTCATAAATTGACTTCATAAGGTCAACAGCGGTAAGGTCCCAGACGCCAGCGGACGTTGCAGCGGCAAGTAAGTTGTCGCAAGCAAAGTTGTCAATAGCGGTTAGGTATTGGCCTGCAAGGTCTTGCAAAATGATTGCCATTGCTGCGGGGTCAGAAAATGAAATTGTTTGGTAACTCAAACTGGCGCTGCCTGCAAAAGTTGTTTTTGAAACCGTGTTGGAAGCAATCACGGAAGTTGTCGAGGATACGGCGTCAAACTGGTTGGTCTGTTCGCCAACGGTGGGATGGGTAGTCCAGGTAGGGCGTATGAAACTGGACCCTGTTCCGTTTGCAGGCATTGCCCTTGTTCCTACGGCTGTCAAAAGCGGCGCAATGTAGTTGATATCCGCAAACACGGGACCCAAAATTTCTTTTGGAATAATACCAGCAACGTTTGTGGTGTTTGTATCGGCAAATTCTAAATCGGACTTGTGGTAGGCGCGATAGTCAGCCCAAACTTTGTTGGCGTTAGCGGCTTCAATTCCGCCGTTGTGCATTGCCACAATAAATTCGGCGGCGTTTGGCAAACGTGGTTCACGTTTTGCGCTAGCAAAAATTGGGGCGGTTGGCACAATAACTTCGGCTTCAATTTCCATGGGGGTTTCCTCAGTTTCGGTTTCAGGTTCGGCTTCGGTTTCAGGTTCCGTGTCGGGTAAAGACGCTGATACTTTTTGTATCGTAGCACCGCTGTAGGCCCCGATGGGGACGACCGACAGCTCGACCCACTCACCTTGAATCACGGTCATATTGCCGTCGCTGTCAAACTTGAATTCGGTTGGGTTGACACCTACGGACACAGAATCTAGAACGCCGTCAGCTGCTAAAACTAACGCTTCGTCACCGGCACGGGTGTTAGAAACGGTAGCGGTAAAATACATGGCTTCTGGGCTGTCCACCCTTTCGCTAACGATTCCTATGGCGAGGCTTGAATTGTGGTACATATAAAGTTTTGGTGCTTTGCCGTCCACGGGCAAACTGCCTGGCGCAAACTGCACTTGCGTTCCATCGTTGACGGTAGCAAATACGTTGTATGGGACAGCAATACCCGTGATAGTGCGTCGAGGCAAACCGTCAGGCCCTGCGGCGTCAACAGTAAAAGTAGATGAAGTGAACTTAATCATTGGCGTTTTCCTCTTGTGTGTTTTGTTGTGGCATTGGTTCGTAATCGGACATTTGGTGGACTTCTAACATTTTGTCAGTATTCCACTTAACGTAAGTGCCCCTAGGCAACTGTTGGCTTAACGCTGCGCTTATTGCCGTGGCGTACATCGACAAACCGAAAGTCCACAAATCGGATTTGGCGCTGGCGCTAGTCGAATATGCGTAACTGCCCGTTGATAAACCCAATAGATACGGGGGAATGTTGCACAAGTTAGCAATTTCTCGGCTTTGATATTCGGCTGCGTCAATCAAAAGCATTTTGTCCGGTGTCGCTGTCGTTTCCGTGTACGTCAAATATTCGTTTAGGGCCGCCGTCTGGTTAGTTGACCTAGCGGCGTTAAACGCTTCAGCTAGTGCGGCTAGTTCTAAAGCGCTTAACGGTTCACCGCCTGTCTGCTTTAGGACGCCTGCAGGAATAGCGGAACTAGCATTGCGGTTGCGTGCTTCCTCAAGTTTTAGTGCCGTGTTGATTGTTTGTTCCGACATAAAAACCATGCCTTGTGTCGGACTGTAAATTTGTACGACATCGGCGGGGTCTATAGCGCCACCGTTAAAATAGATTTCTTTAGACTTGCCAAACCATACAGGCGGACTGGCGTCAGGCGTCGTAATTGACCCCTGCGGTAAACGGGTTGCGGATGCCATATAGCCGTCTTTTGTGCGGCTGGTGATGTATAGGTAGCAACGCCCAAAGAAAAACAGGTCGTCAAATATCCATGGGAATAAAAAACTGTTAGGCATTTCGGGGTCAAGTTGGCGCAACCAGCTTCGAGGGGCTAACGGCACTTCTTCCATTTCCTCGCCGTTCCACATTTCGCCGCACATCTTTAATTCCATAGACGCCAACACCGCTGCCATAAGGTCACGGGAACGGGATATAGACGCCACAGACATTGCACGGTTACGCAACGTGCCAGCCTGGTAACTCCACCAGTCGCCAATAAGGTTAGGGCCAGCAACTTGGCTTGAATAGTAGGCGCCACCAACTGCAGCAGCTTGTACTTCAGGCTGCGGGCTAACAGCGGCCTTAGTTACTTTGCTAGTGAATATTCCCATGTCGGTTTTCCTTTAGGGGGTTGTCCCTGCCCAGCCCGACGCCAGGCAAGGACTAGCCAAACTTTAGCGCAACAGATCGTCACGGTGTCCGTGATACTGCAAACATCGGTTTGCCTACCGCTTTAGGCCGTGACGATTCCGCTATCGCCCAAACCATACAGCGGGCTAACTCAATCGGGCCAGGGGATTTCTGCGACGACAACACAACACCGGAACCCGTCTTAGTTAGGACAGCACGGTTGACATGTTCCGCTAAAGCCAATTCGCCACGATGACGAACCTTGCCCTCAACAACCATTTTTTGGATTAGCCCAGAATATTTCAATAGTTCGCCGTAACCAATCGTTGTGGTTCGCCTTTCCAAAATTGTTGGCAAATGCAAATGCAGCGACGGTGTTATAACTAGGGCCGTCTGGGTGTCTGCCATGACACGCCCAATTTCTGCCCAGCATGCGTCCTCAGTATCAACCATAAATTCAACTATCACATGCGCTTTAGATTCGTGAACAACAGACCGCACACCCACATAGCGTCCGTCTGCTAAATCTGTGTCAACAGCTAGCACACCGCCAGCGGGCATAGGCATATCTGTTAGTTGTTTGTCCCACAGTCCGACAGGTAGCCAAGCGCCCCTAGCGGACACCCACAAATTAAGGTGCGCCCGTAGAAAA